ATACTCTTGATTTCCAAACTTTCAAAGGGGCCGTCCTCAAACGATATGATCCCGTCAGGCGTAGCCGACAGGCGGAGCTTATCGTCTTGAAAGCTCTCCTGCTCCTCGCCAGCGTACTCCAGCTTAACGTCGTTTCTCGCCTTCAGGCAACGGACGACATACTCCTCGGCAAGGTGGCCGCGCCAAGCGAAGCCCCACTCCTGTTCCTCCGCCAGCTCAGGCTGGTGCTTGGAATACCAGATGCGGCGGATGCAATCCTCCGCCTCGCTGGCGTTCAGGAATTGGCTACGGTCAAAGCCCCATTCCTTTTGGCTGTCGAGTATTCTCTGACCTCCAATAACAACGTCCCTCAGCTCCATGCTAAAACCCTTTCAGCGCCATCATGTCGTCTATCGACAGCATCATCTGCCAGACGACGAGAAAAACGAACGCGACTAGAATTACGAACGCGAGGATATTTTCAAAATGCCACATCATGCTGCCTCCTCCTGATTTAGGAGGATACCATGTTCGCTGCGCTTGCGGCTGCTAATCTTTCCAACGGCCTTGTCCAGCTTGGTGTCGGTGACTAGCACGTCCACATGGACATGATCCTTCTGCCCCATGCGATATAGCCGAGCGTAGAACTGATCCATGATACTGGGCGACCAGTCCTCCTCCACTACCACTATGCGGTTACCGCCATGCTGGAGGTTTAGGCTAACACCCATCGAAGCAATTTGCCCGACAAGTACGCTGATCTGTTTGGAGTTGAACAGCTCTTGAGCGGACTGCTTCTGCACGGCGGACGTGCGTCCGTCGATAACCCGCTGGCTGATGTCGCGCTTCTGCAGCTCGGTGACGAGCTGGTCGATCACCTCGCGATGCCAGACCCCAACAAGCAAGGGTCCGCTCCCGCTCTCTATTCTGTCAACGATAAGATCGACGGCGGCGGCTATCTTAGAAAGGCCGAGCTTACGCCGCATCGTCGCGATATGCTCGTCGTTACTGCTCAGCTCCTCCTCAATCTGACGAAGCGTTTTCTGATCCAGTATCTTCATCATAGCAGTCAGCTCAGGGTCACGGGTCTGGCTAACGCGCAGACGGTTAGAAGTGAAGGGAGGCATCTGCTTCCAGACGTCAGCAAGATCACGGCGAACGGCTAAGCCGCTGTCGAAAACCCACCTGTGCAGTTTGTCGGTGTTGCGGCTGCCAACCGTGACCGTTGTCGGGAACCTAGCCCCCGGCCATTGCTTGCGTTGGGTGACGCAGTATTGGAGACGGAACCTCTCCATACTGACGCCACCACAACGCTCCCCGATGCCGGTGAGGTCAGCCCGACATAGGAAACTGTAAAGGTCGTCGTTCCAACGGGTGACCGGCGTCCCCGTCAACATCCAAGCATGATCAACGTAAGACGCCAGTCCGTCTCTGCCCAAGATAGCTTTGGTCCGCTTGGCTTTAATATTCTTGAGCGCATGGCTCTCGTCGCAGATCAGGACCGTAGCCCTCAATGCCTTTAGCTCAACAATCCGCTTGGTTGCGATCTCGTAAGACATGATGACGACGTGTGCGTCCCTGTCGATCTTGGTCGTCCCAGTCTTCAAAATTTGAGCGCGGGTGCAGGGAGCGTCCTCGCAGGGGAGGTACTCTTCAGCCTCTTCCTTCCACATAGGCAGGCTGATCGGCGGCCCAACGATAATCGTGTTCAGGTGTTTGTGGTGCGCCTTTACAGTCTGGCAAGCCTTCAAAGCAGTCAGCGTCTTGCCGCTGCCCATGCCAGAAAAATTCCCGGCGAACGATCTGCTCGCGAGAAACTCGGCGTCCTCAATCTGATGCGGGAGAAGTGTTTTTCTCATAGCGACCTCCAAAATGTAAGTGCCTTGTAAATTAAAAAAAGATGGGGGTCAAGCCCCCACCTCGTAATTCAATTTTTCTACT